GGCTCAGACACCGGCTCTGTATTGTTTGAGCCAATACGCTTATATGCCTCATCCGTATCAGTCGCTGAACGATTACAAATGGGATGAGGATTCAGGCAGGCTGCATTACGTAGGCGGATTCCCAGTGGGAGCACAAAATATCTACATTGAGTATACAGGTGGCTATACCACTATTCCGTACGATGTAGAGCAAGCCTGCCTGACTCTTATAGCTTCGCAGTATTTTGGCACCCGCCGTGACCCGGCATTGCAATCAGAGAAGCTGGGCGACTACGCATGGTCGGCAAAAAGCGGGAGCGATAGTAACCCTCGCGATCAGATAAAGCAGCGACTGGAAAAATTCATAAGGATAGCGGTATGAACGACACAGACGGATCGACAAAGAAGCTCGACGAGGTATGTGCCTACGGTCAGGTAAACCGCGACCGGATAAAGACCAACAAAGATAACCTTCATAGCCTGACCGACTGGATGCAGAGACTGGACGATAAGATAGAGGTCACGCTGCAGACCGTACTGAAGCGGCCTGGCTGGGCAGTGGTGACTATTATCACCGTCCTATCGTCAGCCTGCGTAGGGCTGCTGATGGCACTACTGAACAACCTGGCGAAGTAAGGGACGATATGAGTATTGACAGTCTATGTGATAAGACGATCTCGGTATTGCGGCCTGCGGTTCTGGTATCCGATACCGGGGCGTATGAAGAAGCCTACAGTACCTGGAAGACCGTCAAGGCCCGGATACAGCCGCTCACGGCTACCGAGATGGTGAAGCTGGGTCGGGAAGCTACGGACATAGGCATAAGGTTCTACTGCGTACCGTGCGGGATACAGGAGCCGGACAGGATAGGTTACGGCAGCAGAACGTTTGAGGTACTGGGTGTGCGTGATATAGACGAGCAAGGCAGGCTGATGACAGTTGACTGCGTGGAGATACTCTAATGGCGTCTGGTTTGATATGGCACGGTCCTAGCGTGAAGTTCAAGATCAAGGAAGGTATGCAACGCAACCTGATGGCGGCGGCGATCTTTGTGGTGGGTAAGGTGAAGCAGTCGCTGGCTACGGCTGGGCCTACTAAGACTAACCCTCACACCCCGGCAAGCGGGCCGGGTGAGCCACCGCATAGACGTACAGGCACACTGAGCAGGAGCATAACCCATGAAGTAACTGCAGCAACCGCTCGGGTAGGTACGAACATCAAGTACGGCAAGTTCCTGGAGACCGGCACGAGCAAGATGGCAGCTCGGCCTTATCTCAGGCCGGGAGTTTATAAGAATCAGCGAGAGATCAAGAAGATACTCGGCAGGAAGATAACATGAGCGATGTGTTTACGGCAGTGCGTAGCAGGTGGCTGGCAGATGCGGCGATAGTAGCAGCTGTGCCGGGTGGCTTGTATCTCGCCCAGGCACCGCCGAAGGATGGGGCAGGCAGACCGATTGAGCGACCGTATGCGGTTCTCGTCGATCTGGGTAACTCGTTTGAGTGGACCAGCGGCACCCCGTATATCGACAGCCACGGTATACAGATCAGCATCTTTAGCACTACTCAGGCCGAGGGCGAGACTGCCAGGGCGGCGTTACGGAGTAGCTTCGATGCGGTGAAGATCAGTATAGACGGCTCTGCGTCTTGCATCATGTGCCTGCCCGAAGCTGAAGAGACTACCAGAGAAGATAACAACATCTGGCATACCAGAGTTGATTACATGATAAAGGTTCATAGAAGTTTATAGCATTTTTTAGGAGACAATTATTATGGCAACTTCATTGGCGACGAACTTATCAATGACGCTAAAGACTAACCACACAACTACGGACACCGATCTGTCTACACCAGCTGACGTGATGACCAGGGCGTTTTCAGATACTCTGCAAAACGGCGTGGTGATAGACACCGCCGATCTGGTTTATCACGACTCAGGGTCATTAGCTTCGGCGGCGGTAGATATCGACGTAGCTGGCGGGATTAGTGACGAGTTTGGTAACGTGATTACTATGGTCAAGGTCAAGGCGTTCTTGGTTATTAACACGTCTACTACTGCCGGTTATATCCTGGAGGTCGGCGGTGATGCGAACGCAGTACCGCTCTTCGGTGCGGTTGCCGACTTCACCTTTGTCAATCCCGGCGGCATGGTATTCTGGTGGGACCCCTCACTGGCTGGTTATGCGGTCACAGGGGGCACCGGCGACATCCTCCAGATATCGTCCGTCACCGCTGCTCAGACGGTAACTTACGATGTGGTCATTATCGGCACTTCGGCATAGCATAAGGAGTACAAGCGATGGCTTATTTTACTGGCAAAACTGGCGAGGTCATATCCAGTGGCAATACGATGAACGTCACCGGCTGGACTGCCGAGACTACTTCGGAGCTGGCCGATACTTCTCATAGCGGCTCAGGCGGGTACCGGACATTCGTCTGGGGCCTGCGTGGAGCCACCGGCACTCTCGACCTGAACTGGGACTCTGCCGTCGATCTGACTTCGGCGGTTCCGGCGATCAAGTCGGGCGAGGACATCGGCGCGCTGCAGTTGTTCCTGGAAGCGGGGCAGGGGTATATTCTGGCAGCTTCTGCCTTGGTGAGTTCCTGCACTTATACGGTAGCAGTAGACGGCGTAGTCACGTTCAGCGTAGCTTACACGGTGAGCGGAACGTTCGACCTGACCAATATCGGGACTTGGTAAAAACTTATTAGGAGGCCAAAGATGACGAACCTACCAGACGTGGCGGGCGCGGCAGCAGAGATACAGTTGAATGGCTCAACGTATCTAATGGACCCGTTAACTATTAGTGAGTTTGCACAGTTCGAGCAGTGGGTAGACGATGCGCCTATCAGGCAGGCTAGCCGAAACCTGGAGGGCTTGCCCGTAGAGTTACAGATGAAGATGCTGCAGCAGGCCCAGGAGGCTGCTACGGCGGCACGCCAGATTGAGCCTGCCGAACGGCAGTCGCGGATAACTTCAGCGATGGTGAGCATGAGCGGCATCTGCTATCTGATTTGGTTGAGCCTGCTGCGCAAGCAGCCGGAGCTCACCTTGGAAGCAGTATCGCAGAAGATTACCCTGGACAAGTTACCTTATGTGCAGCAGCGGCTTGATGCAGTGAATGGGTTCAGCAACCCTTCTCCGAAGAGGGCCAGTCGAAAGCGAAAGAAAAGCTAGTTGACTGGTCCGATTTATTCAAGACGTTGGTAGAAATACATCACTGGACGTTTATTCAAATAGGTCAACTTACGTTTCCACAGTTGGCAGTACTCTCGGGCGATAGCGAGAAAGCTCAAAGTAAAGGTATCACATATGAAGAGAGTATCACATATGAAGAGATGTGCAAACAGGTAGAAGAGTTCCGCAGACAAAAAGGCAAGACATGAAATTAGCCGAAGCCTATGTAGATATAGTTGCTAGAACATCAAAGTTCGGCGCAGCATTGGCTCGGGTACGCCGAAAACTTGCTGCTGGCTTGCGTCGGATGACCAGCTCGGTACGGCGGTGGGCACCGAGGATCGGTATTGCCCTGGCAGGTGCATTTACCGGGGCGATCTTTGCAGCCACGAAGTTCGAGCAGCAGATGGCAAATGTCTCGACTATGCTTACCGAGACGACTATGCCTGCCATGAAAGGTTTTGAGAAGGGGATCAAAAGGCTGGCAGTTCAGTTTGGGCAGTCTACTCAGACACTATCGAAAGGTTTGTACGACATTCTATCTGCGAGTATCGCTGCTCGGGATGGCTTGGGCGTACTGGAGACCGCCTCACGTGCTGCTATTGCGGGTATGACTGATACAGCATCAGCCGTGGATGTGATTACCACTGTGCTGAACTCTTACCAGCTAACTGCCAGAGATGCTACCAAGGTATCCGATGCTCTGTTTGCTACGGTCAAGGCTGGCAAGCTCACCTTTGCGGACTTGGCCCGGTTCCTGGGTATGGTAGCGGCCCCGGCGGCAGCTAGTGGCGCGTCAATGGAAGGATTATTTGCATCCATAGCTACGCTTACCAGAGCTGGCGTTCGGCCCCGGATAGCTATGACTGGTATGCGGCAGGCTCTTATGGCCTTTGCCAAGTCCACGCCGGATGCAATAAAAGCAGCGGATGCTTTTGGCTTATCACTCAGTACTAATACTCTGAAGACCATCGGGCTTGTTGGCGTGCTGGAGAAACTACAAGGTGCTTCTACCGAGCAAGTAGCTGCGATGTTCTCATCGGTAGAAGCATACAACGCAATCATTACCCTGTTGGGTGACATGGAAGGTTTTGTTGGTGATCTGGATGGTCAGATGAAGGCTGCTGGTTCTACCATGAAAGCCTTTAACAAGATGTCTAACACTATGAGCTTCTGGCTCTCGCGGCTGAAACAGCAGGTGTTTGTTTTGGCAGCCGATATAGGCAAGATGTTCATACCCGCCTTGAAGGATATATCCAAGTTCATACTAGACAATGAGTCCAAGATAAAACAGTTTGTACTCAATACGCTGGGAATGTGGTGGAACAATACTCTGAACGTTATCGCTACTCTTCAGCACGCCTTTGTCAACTGGGGGACGACCGTAGAGTTGGTAATGGATACTGCTTCATTCCATATAAAGCAATTCGTAGGGGACATGAAACACTTCCTGGTAGACGATGCGAAGACCTGGCTGCACAACTCCAGGCAAGAGATTCAGCACTGGGCCGATGGTATTGTAGCTACAGTGGGCCTCTTGGACACTCAGGTACAAGAGCAGCGAGCGGCGTTCGGGTTGTGGATATCTGAGCAGGAGTTGCAAAGTAAGCAATATGCTGAGTTGGCGAAGAGACACGCTCAGGAAATGTTAGCACTGGAAGAGATGCTGGCCAAAATGCCTACGAAACAACGTAAGGCCAAAGAGCGAGAGTTGTCAGCAGAAGAGAAAGCGGACAAGCAGAGCATAGCAGAGCGATGGGCTGATTGGAACAAGGGCCTGACTGATAGGAAGAGGAGTTACGATAAATACCGGGCGAAGATGATAAACGAGGAAGAGCAGATGTGGATGCTGTTCTTTGAGAACATGAAGGGGATATGGGGCAACCTGCTATCGCTATTCCAAGATAACGAAAAGAAGAAACGTGACGCAATAGCGGAGACTCAAGCCGCTGGACGTAAGGCTCAGTTCATTGGACTGGAAGATTTATTCAAGTCGGTGGCACTCGGTGCCTTGGAAGTGTCAGCAAAGGTTCCGAAGGTAGGGGCTGACGCCCCGGAGAAGATACAGAAGAAGCAGTTGACAGAGCAGAAAAAAATGGTAGGTCTTCTTGAAAGCATGGTTAACGGTTTTGAATGGATTAAGACTGCGATGTTGAGTCCTTCTCCCCTTGCTAGGTAATTATCATGCCCATAGCATATGAAGAGTTAGTAGGATCATGCTCGGCTCAGTTCGCCAGCGGCGGCGGGTCGGCTACGCGGATATTCAAGGTAGCATGGTCAGATGCTTTTGATTTCGCCGGCGAGCTATACGGGCGGTATTCAACTTGGCCGGAAGGTGGCTACGTGTTACCTGCCCGGTTCCCCTATAGACTGCACTTGTACTGCGATGAAGTGAATATCGAGGGAATTGGCATAACTGATGAAAGTAGCAATGCAGACGGTACATATACTACGTATCTGTGGGCGAAGGTAACTGCCCGGTATTCACCGATGACCGGCGTAGACCCGGAAGACCCGGAAGTTGTAGAGGAAGAGTCTATATCGGTAGCGGCAGATATAGGAACGGCTGAAGACGGTGCCTGGGAATATACTGCTGATAATGTGATAGCGAGCAATTCAGCGATGCCAGCTATTACAGAGCCTACGATGTTGTTTACCGTAACCCGGTTTCATGTATCAGCTTTGCCTGAAAGTATCATAGCGGCTACTGCGGGTGCGGTGAACAATGCTACATGGCGGGGCTTCAGTGCCGGGTATGTTCTGTTTATAGGCGCAGACGCCCGGCGTTCCATTACTACAGACGGCGCTGAAGACTGGGAAGTAGCTTATTTCTTCAAGACCAAGACGCATAACTGGAACCACGTATATCGTAGCGAAGACGGGCACTACGAGGCGGTGCGTACTAAGGTAGGGCATGATCCAATGTACGCAACCGCTACCTTCACCGACTTGGGGGTGTAATGCCACCTATCAGACCATTCCAACACAAGCGGGCGGGTATCGACCCGTTGAAGGCAGACGAGTGGAACCGGCTGGTAGATATAGTCGAGGGTTTGGCAAATCTGTCCGTAGCCCCACCGCTGAGAATGCTCACTACAGGTAAGGCCCAGACTATATCTATGGGACCGATAACCACAAGCGAGTTCTTCGTAGGCAAGATACATAACCTGGGACCGGCGGCAGAGGCCAATTATACCGATCAGCGCTACTGGGTAAAAGAGCAGGAGATAACTAACACGGGCGAAGCCGACACTACCGACCTGACCTGGGGGGACCTCACTGACGGGTTGTGGGTAACGGCTACGAACTTGGCAGAGGTAATAAGCGAATCGCATGATTTCCCTGAGAACGATAATTATCGAGTGATAGTATACAAAGTGTCGGATCAGACCCCCATATCTCGCTACGTCTTCACCAGCCTACCTATCGTGGTGGACTAATGGCAGAGTTCACAGAATTACCAATAGCAGCAGGGCCGTTAGTTCCCAGGGATATTTATAACGAACTTCTAAACGCTATCAACAATCGCCGGGCGCTTGTCTTGCCCGACGCTACGGCTGCATTTACGATCTATAACAGCGCCGGAGATGCTACTTCAGCAACGGTCGAGATTGACACGGCAGCAGACGAGATATATCTGATAGTCGTAGACGGGGCGGACGCAAGCAATACTACCCTTGACTTGACCGCTGCTGCCAATGATACGATTACCGAGTTGGTTGCGGTTATCAATGGCCTTGGCTTTAGCTGGGTAGCTGCTGAAAAATCGGGGGCACAATCAGTTGTGGCTGGTAATAAATCAGATACACTTCTATCGTTAGGGCCAGCAGATTGTCTGGGTGCTTCACGTATAACCTGGTTCACAAACTATGCGCCCAATGGTGTTATCTCCGAGAAGCTCATTGGCGATATAGTTGCGTACCGGGCAGCAATAGATGATCTTGCTCAGTATTTTGTGAGAGATGGTGAAGTTTCAAGCGGAGCACCTCCTAACAGACCTCGTTATTATACAATAAATTTACTACATTTTGATGCTTTTGGATATAATAATGTTGGCTGGGATTCACCAGGTGCCCCTAATCTAACGACACCGTGTTTGCCACACCAAAAACTTTGGAATGATATGAAAGCCTGTCTTGATTTTTTGAAATGGGTGGCTGTTGATAATGATTTTGGGAATACTATAGATCACAGTAGAGCAGGTACAGAGTTTGCAAATAGTGTTAGTAACGCAAACTGGAATGTTGCGAGAGACAATGCTATTGGTGGATTAGGGGCCGGAGCACCGGGCAATGTTGGGCGACTCGGTATATGGGCGGATGCGACGATTGATGAGGTTCCGGCACCTGATGAATATGTTTGTCCTGCGAAAGCTAGAACTGAATGGGGCATAACCTTTCAATGTGATTTGGGATCAATTATTACTATGCCCAGTACCCCCAAAGGAAAGCTTAGTATTCGGGTTTATCAGCCCAGCCCGTCGAATCCTAATCCAGTTAGGCAATATGGTGCGTTTTCTTTTGATATTTATGCAGAAGGCAACAAAGTAAATAGTGCCCCATTTGTATACGCCGGTTTAATTTTTGATAGACCAAATTGGCTCATGGATGACCTTGGCGATGCAACATTAAATATGGATGGGAATGATAATCTAATTATTGTCTCTCTTTTAAATACCATAACAGATGATCCAGGTGTGGTAGAATTTCCTTCGCCACAATTAGGCGTAGGAGATGAACATAGCCGATGGATACGTGGAATGAGATTTGACCATTCTGTCGCTGACGAAGCAAGATGGTGGGTAATTTTATATTTTTCATGGGACTAATAACCAGCCCGCTGCCTGACCCGGTGCGGCCTTCTCCGGCGATGATGGTGGGCTGGGATATTTTGCAGTATTCTACCCATCTCAATACAAAAAAGTCAAAATTTTATCTCTTTACTCCGTAAAGACTTATGGTGATTTCTGCCCTTTCTGGGGCACTCTGCGTATTTTTTGTTTGACAAATACGCTCATCCGGTCGATACTACCCACCATGAGTAATCCAGAAGACATCCAAACCGTGCGACTCGCAGCCGACTTCGGGCCGGAAGAAGTGTCCCGAATCGACTACGTAGCCGCGTTACTTGACCCGACCAAACCTAATCGTAGCAGCGTCCTGCGCCTGCTCGTCCGTGAAGGATACGAGAAGTACATGCAAGACCGAGCAGAGCAGAACGTGACCCGGAGATGAGCAAGATGAGAGCCCATCGACGGGCACAGCGATATATGGAAAAGCGATTGATTCGTAATTTATGGAAAGCCGCTTTCCTATTGTAGCGGGCCGGGTTCTTACAACCTATTCGTCGTATCCTCGGCCCGCTTTGTTGAAAGGAGCCTGACGTGAGCAGAGACGAAAGACTAAAAAAACTGATTGCAACGTTTCATCGCACCGTAGATGAGATTGAGCGAATGCTACCGAAGCCTGACCCCAAACCGAAGCCTAAGCCCGAAAAGACGGCGGGCGAGGTGTGGGTCAAGTCGTTCACAGAACATGAGAATATCTGCGTGGAGTGCCCTGTTCGCCCTGTTACGTTCGGACTTGGTAATTGTTATACCAAAGAATGTAAACACTGCGCTCCCCTCCTTGGCGACGCCTACGACCTCGGCCGGGCGTCTATGGTGGCCGAGCCCGCGATGACGGCTGAGGAATGGTTTGAGAAGAGAAACTGTGGTGGAACCGGTTATTGCTACAATATCACAAAAACAGCGGTACGCCATTTTATCAAACTAAACCAAGGCAAAACGATCCAGGTTACCCTGACGAGAGGAGGCTCTGATGCAAAGACTTGATAAATGTGACCAATGCAAGAACAAAGCAAAATGCAGCGATGTAGGGTGTCCAGAGTTTGAGCCGGCGGAAGAATCGGCGTTCCAGAAGGCGTTCAGGCAACTTCTGAAGGGCTTAAACTGGCCCACCACCTATACCAATACGCCGTGGGAAACGATTGCGGGAAGATTCATTGTAACACTTCCAGCTGCTCGTTTGTTCTGGAACCGTCGCGGGGAGGTGGATAAGGCTACGGTTCAAGCTGTGTTCAATGGGGAGGCGGGGCACATAAAGTGTCAGGAGCATTTGCGCATGTACGACGCATAGGAGGTGCAATATGAGCGATTACATTTCAAAAGTCGGCACAGCAGTGGCCAAATCGCTGCACAAGGAGGCTGGTATGAGTGAAACAAAACATACACCGTTTCGAGAAGCATTGAAACAGGCAGTTCTTAGGGCCCGGAATTGGCCAGAAGACCACAAGCCGATAAGCGAATCAATGGACAGTATTGCGTTCGGGGTTGCGAAAGCTATCCCATCGAAGACGCTGCGCCTGATATGCTGGAAGCATTGGATGCTGTCGGCACCGCTGGCTTTCCGATTGAAGAAGATGTTTGGGTTAAAATAAGGGCGGCAACGAACAAGGCTAGAGGATTGAGCCCAGACGAGGATGGTGTGGCTAACTTAGGAACTCTTGAAAGGAGGCTGGTATGAGCAAGGCAAAACTACCACAACATATCCAAGGAGCTATGGACAGATGGGTCGAACAGGCAATACCGCCTGGCGGTTTTCTTACAGCGGTGCTGTCCAATAACCTAAGGGGGGCCTTTGGCTGCGCCGACCATATCAATCTTCAGCACATGCAGGAGATTGTTATGTATTGCTACTGGGAGATTCCCGGAAATTGCTGGGGTTCCCGGGAATCTGTAGCGGCCTGGAAGGGGACTAAGGCGACTGAATGAAAGAACTATCCCATGAACCGTGAAGAATACCGTGACCATTGCAACTCGGACGAAGAGGACGCACTGCTTAAACAGGAAGCGGACGACTACTGGTACGGAATTGAAAGTGAGGACGAGGAATAATGCCAACCCGCCAAGCTATATTCAGTGCGTTCGTAATGCTGGCATGTATTCTACTGGCCGCCCTGGCGGTGTGGCTAACTTAGGAACTCTTGAAAGGAGGCTGTAATGGCTACAAGAACGAAGAAGATAAAAGAGTGTGATCGGGCTGGGTGCTTGAACACCCGGGACGTGGCCTTCGTTGCACTGACAATGAATGGCGGGCCAGAGAGGAGGCACATAGCCGAGACTAGCGGTGATCTGTGCCCTGTTCATGTTAGGATGGTGGGGCGGTTTATGGACAATCTCTTCAAAAACACGAAACAGTACGACGAACCTGCCCCTGCGTCAACAGACTAACCAAAAGTACCCCGGTGGTGTGGCTAAGTTAGGAGACTATAATGGACGTGATACAAAATTTAGTTGACGAGGCGTTTCGTGAAGTTGTTCGTCGAGCGACGGTTGAAGCCATCTCCCAGAAAGTAGGCTCCGCCGTCAAAACAGACATCAAGTCTGCAATCAGTGATTACGCGTTGGATATACTGAAAACCGATCCAGAGCTCCAACAGATCATAAAAGACCGACTCTATCACTGGATCAAGAAACAGTAATGCTTAGAATCCTAACATTTTCCGTCCCATGGGTATTATTGCCGGAGTTGTGTGGTCTGTGTGCGGCGATACGGGACAACTGTATGGCGAATTCCAGCCGCGATTAGAGCCGCGAGAGCTAGCGCCTTCGCCTGGAGCTGGCAACCTGAAGGGCGACATGGCCGGGGAAGAACCGGCCCGCACACAAAGTACTGAAAGGTTCCACCCCGCCGAAAGTGCCCGTGAGGCACTGCCTAACAGGCTAGGCGGGGTGGTCACTGCTCTCGACCTGCTATGGACCGTGGAATCTTTACATGAGACTAACCAAAAGTACCCCGGTGGTGTGGCTAAGTTAGGAGGGTGTGATAAGTGGTAGTTACCGCAGCTCAAATCAAAAGCAAAACAACGCCCTGGGCACACCAGGTCCATGCCTACAATTTAGTCTGTAACCAACCGGCAACTATGCTAGCCCACGATATGGGGTGCGGTAAGACCAAGCCCGTGGTCGATGCAATTTGTAATCTTGACGACTGCAACCGAGTTCTTATTCTCTGCCCTAAATCAGTGATTGACGTCTGGCCGGCGGAGTTTGCCAAGCACGGTTGCTGCCCAGTGAACGTAGTGCCGTTACGTGACGGAACGATCAGGCGGCGAACCAAGGAAGCTCAGACCAAGATACTCCTGGCCGAAGCCCGCAAAGAGAAGATAGCCCTGATAATAAATTACGAAGCAGCCTGGCGAGAGGACTTTGCAAAGCTGGCTCAAACCACAATATGGGATATGGTGGTAGCCGATGAGTGCCACAGAATCAAATCCCCCGGTGGCAAGATAAGCTGGTTTATGAAGCGGCTCGGCCCGCGTGCTAAGCGGCGGGTAGGTCTGACCGGAACGCCTCTGCCACATTCGCCCTTGGATGCTTACGGTCAGTATCGTTTTCTCGACTCGACTATCTTCGGCACCAGCTTCGTCCGCTTCCGTGCCCGCTATGCGGTCATGGGCGGCTATGGATCTAATGTCGGCACACCACGTCAGGTTATTGGCTTCCAAAACCAGGACGAACTGCACAAGAAATTCTACAGCATTGCTCATCGAGTCAAAAAAGCGGACGTGCTTGATCTGCCCGAGGTAGTCCACGAACGTCGAATCATACATCTAAGTAGTCATGCAAGGCGACTATACGACGAGCTAAAGTCTGAGTTCATTACCGACGTGGGCTCCGGGGTAATCACGGCAGCCAATGCACTTAGCAGGCTTCTGCGTCTCCAGCAGATTACATCAGGATTCGGCGTGATAGAAACCGGCTCGAAGGTCGAGGTAGATCAGGGTAAGTATGATGCTCTGGTGGATATCTTTAGTGACCTTGACCAGTCCGAGTCGGTGGTTGTTTTCTGCCGGTTCACTCGGGACATTGAGCAGGTCCACAAAGCTGCTGAATTGAAAATACTCAATAGAAAACTCGCACGCAAATGCTATGAACTCTCTGGACAATTCAATGAACTGGCAGAATGGAAAGAATCTAAGACAGGCGATGTTCTGGCTGTTCAGATCCAAGCCGGGGGAGTTGGGATTGATCTAACTAGAGCAGCTTACTGTATTTATTACAGTCTCGGCTTTTCGCTCGGAGATTACGAGCAAAGCCTGGCTCGACTGCATCGACCCGGACAAACCCGGTCAGTGACGTACCTGCATCTAGTAGCAAAGAATACTGTTGACGAACAAGTTTATGCAGCCCTCCGCAAACGGCGGAAGGTCGTGGAAGAAATACTCAGTCAGATTAAGGAGGTCGCTTCATGCCAATAGCAACAAAAACAAAACTTAAACCCTACGTCGAGCTGGTCAAGAAAAAGGCTCTGCTTGAACAGCAGCTCGCCGAGACCAAGGCACGACTGGCCAAACTAGAGCCGGAGATCGTCGAACAGTTCCAGGAGAATGGCGTTCAGCGGATGAGCTGCGATGGTTACACTATCCACCTTATTCGCAAAATCTGGGCTGCGGCTGTTAACGGGGACAAGAAAGCAATGTATACCGCACTCTCAGCCCTGGACGATGAGACCTGGAGCTTCCTGGTAGAAGACAACGTTAATGCTAATCGTTTGGCTGCCCGGGTCAGAGAGTGTGAGGACGACGATGACGGTATGCCGATCCTACCGGCAGAACTAGTTGACGTAATCAAGGTAAGCGAAGTGTTTAAGATCGGTGCACAGAAAGGATAACCGCCCCAACGGGGCAAGGAGGACTAAGATGGCTAATGCAAAGAAAAAGAACGGCACAGCGTTGGCGAAGATCGGAGATCAGGAGTTTGCGATCCTGAAAGTCGGCATGGCCGGAATGCTGGAATCACTGAGAGAGAACATCGGTGACGAGTCGCTAGCACCCTTCGAGTTGGACCGAGTGAAGATCCCAGCCGGTGGCACACAAGCATGGACGATCCCTACCGTCGATGGTGAGATCGTAGCAAAAGACTTCACCGGTGTAATCGTCTACCACAAACTAGGCCGGGTCTACTGGAGGGAGTCCATTGATGACGGTGGGGGGAACACCCCGCCGGATTGCTGCAGCGATGATAACGTAACCGGGATCGGAGAACCTGGAGGAGAGTGCAACAAGTGCCCATTCGCTCAGTTCGGGTCCAGTAACAAGGGTAAGGGGCAGGCGTGCAAGCAAGTCAAACTTCTGTTTGTCGTGCGAGAAACTGCCCTGCTACCCATCGTGGTCAGCCTACCACCCACCAGCCTGAAACCGGCTAAGCAGTACATGCTTCGCCTGGCTTCTAACGCCCTGCCCTATTACTCCGTCCTGACCCGCTTCGGTCTGGAGAAAGCAATCAATGGTAGCGGCGTTGACTACAGCCGTGCAGTGCTCAGCCTGGCGGAAAGGCTTAATCCCGAGCAAGCAGCACAATTCAAAAAGCTCAGCCAGGAACTAAAGCCGCAGCTCGATGCGGTGCGAGTGGATCAGGAAAACCCTGCGTCGACCGAAGCTGGTTAGTTAGACGTAGCCCTGCGGCAGCGTGGAAGGACACGCCTGAAGTTCCCGGAATAGGCCCAGTGCCTAACGCGTGGGCAAATTGAATAAAACTGGGAGTCGGTATCGAATCCGGCCCGCAGGGCTTTTCGAATGAGTACTGGCAGAAAGTACAGGAATTATTGAAAGGATTACGATGATGAAGATTATCGTTTTTGACCCCAAAAAAGAGATGGACAAGCCCGGTTTACCCGATTTGGTTGCAAAGCTAGTCCAAGTTGGGAATGGCGCTGGGATTCAACTCCGTACCAAAGAAGGCAAGTTTGTAAGACACGCATTGACCTTACCTTGTACTCTGCTGGAATATATCGCGAAAAGTTCTGCGGGGGCATGGGAATTGAAACTGACGACAACGGCCGGTTTCGCGACATAAGCAACGGGTAAATACAGTTTACCCTGCGGCGGCGTTGCTTACAGACCAAACGCTGAGAGCAAAAGACCAACGTAAAAAGCCGCGTGCGGTGGAGTCTCAAGAACGAAGCGGCTGCCACGGGCAATGCCAATAAGCCCCGGTGAGTCGGTGGAAATCCGGCCCGCAGGGTAAACTTTTCTAAAAGGAGGCCAGAGATGAGCGACAATGTAAGAATACTCGGCGCGTTATTGACGATGTTGGCAATAGGGTTTGGTGGATGCTTCTTGGTGATGTGGTGGGTAAGCGGCTTAGGTGTGGCCCTATCTGTTATAAGTAACACTGTTGGTACATTCTTTGTCGCTGTTATAGTTGTGTTGGTAACGCTTTGGTTGTGGGGATGTTACTAAGGAGGCCAATGATGAAAAACGAACAGTTTGCTGAGATCTTAGGGCAGAGCGACTTTGCCTATTTCCTGGGTCAGATAGTCGGAAATCTTGCTGGAAAGAGTGACGTGGTGGGTGATATTAGCGAGGCACGTTACGATCTACGCTCGTCTCATGGCCTGGACGAGATCGTCGATGTTGCGGCTGAACTAGCTGAAAGGTGCTGTCGAGCTACAACCGAGTATAAGAACAACGAGAATAATTCTGACAAAGGACTTGCCCATGCCCAAACCCCATAGCGGCATAAGCGACCCGAAGATACTAGCCCGGCGGATAGCGGCGGCACACAGGGGCAAGCGAGGTGCTGTAAATTATCTGAGCCAAGAATTATCAGACCAAACGGATTATGGCCGAAGCGTTGCCATACAGAGATTGTCCGGCTCCCGTTTGAAGGTGGACAAGAACAATAACCCTACGATCGGTCGTGAGATCGTAGGGCATCCCCGTACAGGCATAAGGAGGTAATGTTATGAGTGAACGCCACGAACAGACCGCGGCGGATAAGGCATGGAAGAGATACAGAGGCGCCGCTAGGATTAGCGGTAATTCAAGCGCTGATTTTTTGCAGGGCTTCGCCGTAGGCAAGGCGGAGGGCAAGCGGGAGACTTATTCACGGTTTGATTTTTTTCTCGATCAACTCGAGGCCGAACTCGCGGCGGAATCTAGCCCGGATGGGCAGGAAGGTAATACTGATGCTAACCGACGATGAACAAGCGAAACTGGCTGAGTTTATGAAGGAGCCCGACCATGAGACTAAGCAGAAAACGATTTGCTACGAGCCCCCACCTGATGGGTCGGAACGTTGCTGCG